ATAACATGTGTATTTGCATCACATCTAAAGCAGATGTAGCAGCGCCAACAGAACCAGTAACCCAAGTTTTCATTTTTCGGTCATCAGTCTGTGAAGCTCTATATCTAACGTGTAAGAAAGGACGTCTAACAGCCGATCCAACAGTTTGGTCATAAACTGAAGAAGAACCAGCTGGTATAATAACACCTCTTAACGCTTCAGATCCAGCAGTTGCATTAATACCACCTCTTGTAGCTTTGTCATTTAAGTATCTGAAGTCAGACTTATAGAAGTCATAAGAACCTCTTCTGAAACCAGAGAAACCTAAATTTAATGCCATATCTTCAGAGTTATCAAATACCCCGTAAGAAGTACCACCAGCTCCGTAAGAATTCATAGAAGCTAACATGTCATCCATAGCTAAACTAGTAGCTCTGTTTACGAACATCATATTTTCTTCAATAGCACCTTGCTTATCAAACTCAGCTAAAATAGCGTCAAATTCAGCTAAATCAGTAGCAGCGTTAGTACCAGTAACACCAGTAGTAACGTTACCTCTTTGCTCAATAGCGTAGAATAAACCTTCAGTACCAGCATCGCTTTCTGGAGATAAACCTAGTTCACCATCAACATTAGTTGAATTAGAACCTGGAATAGACTCAAGCATTGCCATTTCTAAGTAATCAGTAAAACGAGCTCTTGTGTCAGCTTCAGCTTTTAAGTACCATAAGTACCCAGAAGCACCGCCTTCAGAAGAAACTTCAACCCAACCAATTCTACCAGCATCAGATCCAGATACTTCGTAGTAATCTTTCATGATAATAGGTTTGTTGGTGAAAGTTTTAAAGTCAGGCTCGTTAGCGCCTCTTGTAGTTGTACCATCGTAGTTATCACCTTTCTTAAATTCAGAACCGATAACTAATAAAGTAGCAGCTTCAGCTGTTTCAGAGTGACCAGTTAAAACATCTTCGTCATAAGCTCTAATACCTATAGCAGCACCGTCAACAGCTACAACTAAAACTCTAGATACTTTACCTGGAGTTGAAAGTAAACAAAGGTCATGATTACGAACACCGTGTGTAGTTGTAATCGCGTTACCGTCTACATCTTTAACACTTGTAAACTTACCTTTTGCACCAGATGAAGATACGTTACCATCTAAATCTATAGTACCAGTTAAAGTTATATGTAATCTTGATTGCTCAGACCATATAACTCGGTCAGAAGTCATTGCTTCTTCTGCACCTACTTGATTAAGGAAACCAGAGATTGTTCTAGGTCCAAAAACCTCAGCCTCTTTTTCCATTAACTCAGGTAAGTACTGTTGTGCCCAACCTTCAGTTGAAGTGGACGTAAAATCTACGTAGTTTGTAGATAGTGTTTGCTGCTGTGGAGCAGGTACACTATTTAAACTACCTCCTGCAGTAATTGCCATAATTTTGTAATTTTAAATTGTTATTTATTGTTTTTAATTTTAAACTTCAAATCAGAAGAATCACTACCTAACACTTTAAACTTCATACCTCCTGCTTCAATTTTTCCATGACTTTGTCGTGGATTCATATCTACATTTTTAGATTTAGCAACACTATCTTTCATAGCGTCAGCTTTACCTTGTTCGTAAAAGTGTTTTGCAACAGCGTCTGCATTCATTGCTGTGTATAAAGATTTATGATAACCCTTAGCGTCTGTTAAAGCAGAGTTCTTATCCAAAAACTTTTTGGTAAAATTGCTTATGTCGCTCTGAGTATTTTTAACCTCTTCAGCATTGTTTACGTTAAACCTGTATTTCTTATCACCGACGTTATATTCAAAACCTTTGAACTTGTCGTTAAAAACTTGATTAGTTTTCTGTGTAAAAATATCAGTGTTCTTTTTAACTGTTTTTTGAGTTGCTTCTGACTCTTTGTTGTATCTATTAAAGAAATCTACAGCTTTTTGCTGCTCTGTTGTGAGCTTACTTCCAGCTTTAATATCTTCATAGTATTTGGACTTTTGCCCGTCCAGATGGGCTCTAGCGTTGGCAACTTGCTCTTTTAACGCTAATTTCTTTCTTCGTATATCTCTTTCTTCATCTTCTTCTTCGTCGTAAGAGAACGAATCTTCCATAAGGAAGTTAATTTCTTCATTATTTAAATGAGGTTTGGTTTGCTTGTAGTATTCATATAATAGATTTTGATCATCTAATTTTGAATAGTCTTGATTAAGCTTTACATAGTCATTTAAATCACCACCAGTTTCTTCCATAAAATCCATAAGCTTTTGGATATTTTCTGGTAATGGTTTTCCAGTAGCCTCAGCCTCAGCAACAGCCTCTTCAATTTTTTCTTCCGCTTCTGCAACTTCTTCCTCTGTAGAATCTTCAGTAATTTCTTCTAATACTGGAGCTTCTTGTGTTTCTGCTTCCGGTTGTACTTCTTTTTGTTTTTGTGTGGGCTCGGCATTTTCAGGCTCTGTAACCACTCCGCTGTTGTCAGCGTTATCTTCTTTAGTTTCATTTTTTTCTTCTTTTGGTGTTGGTGGTTTACTTAAATCTACTTTTACAACACTGTCGTCTTTAGCAGATTCAAATTTACTTTCATCAACTTTTACCACGTTTTCATCACCTGGATCTTGTTGGTTTTGCTGTGTAGTCTCTTCGACTACGTTTTCTTTGTTTTCTTCCATAATATAATATAATAATAATTAATAAATTTATCTAGGTTCAAACGAGCCTAAATCAAATCCTCCGCCTAAGGTATCATTACCTGCGGACTCAAAGTTTTTAGGTGGTTTTCCACTATTTCTTTGATCAATCATTTCTGATTGCTGTGTAGCTTGTATTTTTGTTCTTTCGTCTTTACGATCTTCTTTTTGTTTTTCCCTTTCTTTTATCCCATCAACCTCAACACCTTTTAACTGCATGTTATACTGAAACTCTAAAGCCATTAATTCTTTTTTCATTTCAACTTCTTGTTGCATTTTTTGAGCATTTATTTGAGCTTCTATTTGTAGTAACTCTGCTTTACTAGCATTTAAAGCTTGGTTTTTTTGAATATCAGCTTGGGCAGCAGCTTGAGCCGCTTGAGTGTTAGATTGAGTCTGCGCTTGTATGTTTTGCATTTGCAACGCTCTATCTTTGTCTTCTTTTTTCTTTCTTCGTATTTTTAAAAGTTGATTAGCTAGCTTAACACTTCTTATATCTCTAAGATCAATAGCATCTTCTAAATCTATTGTTTTTTGTTGAAGCGCCATTTGAATATTGTTTTCTAAAATAGCTTTTTCTTCTTCATCAGGTTGTAGCTCTAAAAATATTCCAAAATCATACAAATGTAAATTAGAAATTTCTTTTAATGTAGCAACGTTATGCACACCAATAGCTTGAATAAAAGCATCTTTAGTTGGAGAGTATTCTATGACATCTGATATTCTAAGAGATAAGCACTCGGCTGTTTCGGATGTTAAATATAATCCTGCTTGCAATATATGCCTTGTTGCCGTGTTGCTATTTGCAGCTGCTAATTTTTGTACACCGACTAAAGCGTTTTTGTCTGGCATACTACCGTCTCTAGCTTCGTTAAGTCCGGTTACATCTCTTATCATTTGTAAATAATAATTGTAATTACCTATAAGAGCTTGCATTTTATTACCTCCGCTACCAGATGTTATTTCTTTAATAGGTACTTTACCAGGATTCATATCACCATCTTGAGTAAACGATCTACCTATAACAGAACCAGTTTGGAAGAACATGTTTAAAGCTTCTTGTGGATTGTAATTTGTTCCATTGCCTAAATCAACTTCTGCTAAGCCATCAGCATCTAAGTAGACACCATCAGGTACCATGCGCGACATTACTTGTTGTAATTTTAAATGCGTAAGTTGTATCATGTCTGCAAAACCAGTTATACGTTTTACTAACGAATCTATTTTACCATCATACATACGAGGAGCTACAATAGCATAATTCATTTTTACTTTAGTGTAATCACTTTTGGGCCTCATCATGTTTTTAGCCATTTCATATTTAAGCAACTTATTTGTACCCAATATTAAAGCGCCTTCATATAGACACTCTATAGATCTAAGCATTCTACCATAACCACCTTCTTTTTCTTCAGGTGGATTGAACGAGTCATCTTTAGGTATAATTTTATCAGCTCCAGTTCCAGTTTCTTTTACTTTATAAACTTCATTCATATATGTTTTATAATTAAAATATAAAACTTGAATAGTGTTGTTATCTTCTTTGTCTGCGGAATACCTTGTGTTATAATTATTTCTATTATAACTTTTGTTTTTCATTATATCTTCAAGATCTGATTCTGTTAAATGAGGAAATTGTTTAGCTAATTCGTTTACTGGAATTGACTTGACTTCACCAACGTAATATATATCATCGAAATTAGGCGAGTCTGTATATGAGTATACTAAATTAGCAGGATCAACATAATCTATAGTCACGCCCTCGGATGTGTTAAAATTTGTTTTTACAGCACCTATACCTAGAACTGTTAAATCGTAGTAAAATCTTTTCTTTATAGATTCGTAATCGTTACCTTCAAACAAAACATTTAAAGCTTGTTCTTCAGCTAGTTCTACGGCTTGTTTGTAATTCAACTGCATGTGAAGTTGTAATTCTTCAGGTGAGTCTGGTAGCTCTACCTCTGTGCTTCTCATATCTATACCATAATCACTAGCTACTTCAGCATCAAACTGCTTCATCTCCATGTCTTCCATTATAGCCTCCATGTACTCAGTTCTTTCTGTTATACTAAATGGATCTTGAGCAAAAGCTTTTATATCATATGTTCTCTCAGCAATACCATTAACAACTATATCTACAAACTTAGATATAATTGGAACAGGTTTCCAGTCTAAATTTAAATAGGACAAATCACCGTTTATAGATAACTCATCCTTATATTTTTGTATAGATTGCTCACCTCTAGCGTACAATCTTAAATTATGAAAATCTTTAATGTTAGACATGTACCTATTAGAACTTCTTTCCTCATTAAACCATTCTGTTTCTATAGCCTTAGCTATTTTTAAACCATAATCGTAGCTTAGCTTTTCAGCGTCACTCACCGCTTGACTTGGAAAATAACTTTTACTAGAATATGCCATATTTATTTTATTATTTGTGAATTAGTCCCAGTATTACTATACTTGGAAATATTTATATTTAGTTTAGGTTTTTCAACCTTAGAGTTTGGTGCATATAAATGTCTATTGTTAGCCATAATAGCTAGCCCAGAACTTATTGACGCATCAAACTTTGTTCTTTTATTTATATCAAACTTAGCCCAGTCGTTTAAAAGTGAGTTAAAATATAAATCACCGTGACTACCATCTTGTCTTATACCAACGTGATCTTGTATGTACATTTCTATAGCGGCTGCGTGAGCTTGTTTTATGTCTTCGCTAGAGTTTGGTATACCACCTACTTCTTTTTCTGCTACAGATAATTTGTTCCATGATTTATCAGGTCTATTCATACTAAAACCTCTATAACCCCTACGTCTTAAATAATACAAAAGACGTGGTTTGTTGTTCTCTGCTAATATTGGCATACCATAAAATACTAACGCCATTAAAACATCTTCAAAGAATATTTCAGCTGTAGGTGGTCTTGATAAGTACTCTAAAAAAAAGCTATTCGCAGGAGCGTCCTCCATACTAAACCTGGTTAAGCCATGTAATGCTCCTTTAGAACCTTCTCCATCTACAGTCCCTGATATATCATAAGAGTCACAACCAAATGCTCCCATGTGT